ACGTGAGGCACTATATCAAAAGACAAAAGAAAAAGATGCTCCATCGCCTCAAATGGTTTTCGGCTCTCAGATTCATGATTTTCTTGCATCAAAACACATAAGAGGCCAAAAATTTGAATGGAATGTTTTTGAACCTCCTATTAATCCAACGACAAAAGAGCCTTATGGAAAAATATCCAAGGCTTACCAGGATGCTATTTTAAGGGTAAATAATCCAATTTCATCAAATGATATGGAACTTATACATGATATTTGGGATATGATAAGAAATTCTGGATATGGCTGGTATTTCGAGCAAAATATTATTTCAAAAGGTATTGCAGAAGCTTCTTATTTTGTCGATGCTGGAATTCATAAGTTTAAGTATAGACCTGATGTGTTGACAGAAAATATTATTTTTGATTATAAAACTATCAACAAATCACAGTTCAATGAACATGGAATAGCATATGTTATCAAAGATAGGGGCTACGATATTAGTGCATCCATGTATCAAGATTTCGAGCATGAAAGAACTGGTATTTGGAAGCCATTCTATATTGTTTGGATTATGAAAGAACCTCCTTTTGATGTCTTAATTCACGATATATCTGATCGCTGTTTTGAAACTTTCGGAAAAAATGAAGTAATAGTCAATAACGGTGCAATGACTTGGAGAAAAATAAGGGATCAACACGAACTTTGTCAAACTTCAAATCAATGGCCCGGCTATGCAAATAAATTTGACTGCTTCAATGGTGCCAGGATTAAGCAATCGAGTTTAGGATTTGATAATTATTTTGATAATTTTGAAATTGATGATTAGCAACCAATTAATTTTAAATATATGCAAAACTATCGTATTATTCTGCAAAGCTTTCAATTGAAAGCAAAATCGGTCAAACAGTTACATGAACGAATAAAACATAACGAAGATGAAAAGAAAAAAACAAATGCAGCGACACATGATATGTGTACGTTTTGCAAAGATGGAAAGAAGAAATAGTTTTTAGTTTTTTTGTTAGGAGAGGGATAGCATTAACGGGGGTTATTTAGCTATCCCTTTTACAAAATCATTAATCATAGCCAATTGTCGTATATAAATTGTTTAATTCTTAAATATAAAAATATGGAATATAAAAATAGATTGATAGATAAAGAAAATTTAATAGTTCTAATGAAATATTTGACATTAAACAAGCCTGAATTAGATGAATTTAATAGAGAATGGGGATGGTATCCCGGACTTTATCATCCCAGAATTGAGTGGCTTGAAGATCAAATCAATCAATTGAAAGCAATCATTCTCCTCTGCAAATGATTGCATACAGTGTGTTATAAGCATTTTATTTAATATCAAAAAATATGTTCGTAAATTTTAAAGAATCGGCAGGAAGTTTAAAACTATACTTAAACATGTTTGGTTTGAGTGCAAAATATAATGATTATCATGAAAATACATTTTATTACAAAATTCTTAACAGTAAATTTAAATCGACAATAAACGCCGATTCCGAATTACAGGCACAAATAAAATTAAAGGAATCTTTAATTATTCTCAAAACCACTCAGGAAATTGAGAAAGATCCTAATGTTGAAAGACTGAAAAATATTTTAGGGATGAATAAAACATCATTTAAAAGTTAAATAGCTGCCAGAATTGTACTTATTTTACAAAATATGAATTATGAAACGATTAATCGATAATATTTGTTATATTTGTAATTCATTTAATAGTCTGCCAACATGAAATTAGAATTTACATATTTTAACATATACCCTACAAGGGCAAAATTGCAATTAAGGTTTTCTTGGCAGACTTCCTTTCTTGCATTTTGTTTTTTGTAGGGTTAATATTTTATAGATATGGCAATAACTAAAAAAATAAGATTTGAAGTATTTAAAAGAGATTATTTTAAATGTCAATATTGCGGGAAAACACCCCCTGATGTAACTTTAGAAGTAGATCATATTAAACCTAAAAGTAAAAAGGTGACTGATGATATAAACAATTTAGTTACTGCTTGTTTTGACTGTAATAGAGGTAAAAAACATATCGAATTAAACAAATTGCCAAATACAATTATATTAAATTCTGAAATATTAAAAGAGAAAGAATCTCAGTATTTAGAATACCAAAAATTATTAACTAAAATAAATAAACGAATTGATTCAGATATACTCAGAGTAGAAAATATCTATAATGAAATGTTCCTAAAATACTGTTTTACTGAATCGTTTAAAAGGGTAAGTGTAAAAAATTTCGTTTCAAAATTAGGATTAAATGATGTAATGGATTCAATGAGTTTAGCATGCTCAAAAATAAATGATCCTAGTGATGCCTTAAAATATTTTTGTGGGATTTGTTGGAATAAAATAAAGAACAATGTCATATAGATTTACAAATACCGACAAATGGAATGATTCATGGTTTTGTGAATTAACTCAAATTCAAAAACTATTATTCATTTATTTATGTGATAATTGCGACATAGCTGGATTTATAGAAATAAATTATAGAAGGTGGGCAAATGATTTGAATAGTTCAAATGAAACAATTGAAGGGGCTTGCAAGGGGCTTGCAAGGGGCTTAATTATATCAAAATCAAATGATTGTATTTTTATAAAAAATTATTTGAAACATCAAAAAAACCTTCCTATAAACGAAATGAATAAGGCTCATATTGGGATACTGAAAAGATTTGAATTATATAAGCATAAATTTGAAGTTCAAACACTTAATGAATTATTTGAAAGGGGCTTAGAAGGGGCTTGCAAGGGGCTTCAAAGCCCCACAGGTATAGGTAATGGTATAGGTAATGGTATAGGTAATGGTATAGGTAAAATGGCAAATCATTTATTTAAAAATTCTCCTTATTTCGATTTTGAGTTATTTAAAAAAGAAATTGGAGAAAAGTATAATGATTATGATTTAAAATATTACTATGACACTCTTAAAAATTATTCAGAATCAAAAGGTAAAATGTATATGGATTGGTTAGCAGCTGGAAGGAATTTTATACTTAAAGATGTAAAAGATAATAAGGCAAAGCTAAAACCAAACGGTTCACCAGTCCAAACAAAACCATTATCATCAATAGAAAAATTAAAACTTACTAATCCTGGAATGAAATTCTTATGAATGGAAAACTACCACCCCAAGACAACAACTTAGAGATGTCGGTATTAGGCACAATAATAGCCTATAAGGATTCAATATACCAAGCTTCACAAATATTGAAGCCAGGAACATTTTACAATCCAATGCACAATTTTATATATGATGCAATACTTGATTTGTGCGGTCAAAGAAAACAGATAGATATACTTTCAGTCACAAATTATTTGCGTGAAAAAAATCATCTCGATTATTGCGGAGGTGCTTATTATATTTCGCAACTTACCTCAAATATAAGTTCCGGCTCTGGGCTAGAAGATCATTGCAAGATTCTTTATGAAATATTTCTTAAAAGAACAATGATTGAATTATTGATGAAATCAGTCCAAAAACTTGATAGCAATTATGAAGATGATATTTTTGAAGCTTATAATAATTTGAGTGCCGAAATGAGTCAATTATTTGAACTATCTTTAAGTTCTGATTATCACAACATGATTGATGTTATAAGCTCAAGATTGAATGAAATATCTGAAATAAAACCAGATCAAAATAATATAATAGGAATTGATTCAGGATTTTCAAAGCTTAATAATTTTGCAAATGGATTCCAACAATCGGATTATATTATTATTGGCGCTCGCCCTTCAATGGGCAAAACTATAATAGCTATTTTGATAGCAAAAGCAGCGATATTTAACTCAAAAAAGAAAGTATTGTTCTTTAGCCTTGAAATGGACAAAAAAAGAATTGCAGACCGTATTTTAGCTATTGAAAATAATATTGATTCAAAAAGAATATCATCAAACCGGTTGACCGATATTGAATGGAAAGAACTTGATAATTCCATGGATTTATACAAAAACAAAAATTTCTTTATTATTGACAGCTCAAATTTGAGCATTGAGGATATTAAAGCTCGGGCAATAACACTTCATAGAAAATTTGGTATTGATGAAATAATTATTGATTATATTGGATTAATTAAACATTCATTCCCTAAAAAAAATACGGTCGAAAATGTTACACACATTAGCAAAAATATCAAATCTTTGGCAAAGGAAATTAAATGCCCTGTTATTGCACTTTCTCAACTTAACAGAGCCGGAAATGATATGCCAGTCATGAAGGATTTAAGAGATTGTGGGAGCCTGGAGCAAGATGCCGATATAGTTTGGTTATTACACCGCGAAGATTACGAGGGCAAAGAATGTGATAGTGATTCAAAAAATGTGATTATCAATATAATTGCAAAAAACAGGAATGGAGAAATAGGATCATTTTACACTTATAGGAATGATAATTGGAGCTATATTGGAGAAACTCAGTATGATGATTTTAAGAGTTTAGCAACTTCAATGCCATTCAATTATTCAAACGGAATAGAACAAAGTGACGATGTGTTTTAATTATGAATATTCAAACGAATTTCAAGAAATAGAACAAATACCATTTTAATACCAAATTTCAAAATAAACCTTAACTGACCTGCATTGAAAGAATATGAAAAATAAACAAAGCAACTCGGATTATGCCTCAAATGTCGAAAAGTGCATAAAGCAAATTATCAAAGATGAAGAAAAAATAAAATATAAATCAAATTCAGAAAGACAAGCATATCAAAAACAATTATCTTTGACTATAAAAAAAGCTTGTAAAGATTACAATTTAAGCGAAAGAAATATTATTACAATTTATTACGGATATTTCAATACTAACTTAATAAAAACAAACTATGAAAAAAACTAAAAGATGTGTTCTTACTGGATGGTATAGAAGATCCTTTTGGATCTCCTATTATGGAAAAAAAAGCGAAGGCTGGAAAGAAGTAGTATATCCATATCAAAATTTATTTGGGCGGTGGAAATGTGTTCTTGAAAAATAAAATAAGGTTATAGCCTTAAAATATAACAAATTTTTAAGGTTATAGCCTTAAATTGAACAATTTAGTAACAATTTAGCAAAATGGATAGAGACCCAAAAATATACGAAAAAGCAAGAGGACATAATTTTAAAAATCATCCTGAAAATATAAACAGGAAAGGACGTAAGAAAAAGATTTATACAATCCTTAAAGAGAAAGGTTTTGGCGGTGAAGATATTAAAATCGCATTTGGAGAACTTGCTTTCTATTCAATGAAGGAACTTGAATCGGTTAAAAATGATGAATCAAAGCCTATAATTGCCAGAATTATTGCAAATCAATTTTACGAGGCACTGAATAAGTCAGACTGGTATAAAATAAAAGAAATTTTGGAACATGTGATTGGCAAGCCTCAACAAAATGTAGACATCAAAACCGATGGTGAAAAACTTAATCAGCAAGAAACAAAGGTTGTTTTTGTAAATGCCAGAAAAAATAAATAATAATGGAATTTAAGCCTCTTGATGTATATGAACCATTATATTTTACTCCAAAAAATGTAAGGTATATATCATGTTGCGGTGGCCGTGGGGCTGGAAGGTCTCACAATTCGTCTGAATATTTGATTTTCAAGATAACAAGAAAAGTATACTTTCGTGCTTTAATTGCAAGAGCTTATTATTCAGACCTTAAAAAAACAACATGGCTGGAATTTTTGGATAGGATAAATTCAACTGAAGGACTTGATATTGAAAATTTTGAAATAAACAACACCGAAAAAATAATAAAATACAAACCCACTGGCAACACAATAACCGGAATAGGATTCCATAAAGCAGCAGGTAATAGAAAAGCAAGCCTTAAAGCCTTTGCAAATGTTACAGATTTACTGATTGAAGAGGCTCAGGAACTGACAGAGACGGAACTTAATCAAATTGATGATAGCCTCCGAACAACCAAAAGCCCAATAAAGATAATTTTTGCTTACAATATGCCTGAAAAAAGCCATATTCTCATGAAAAGGTTTTTTGATTTGCAACCTGTTAATCTGGTTTGTGGAAATGGAATCAAGCACGAAGGATATTGCAAGGCTATTCCAAAATCGGAGCGTGATGACCATATAATGATTTTTTCTACTTACCACGATAATTATGAAAATCTTGATAAGCATACTATTGAAAATTACGAACGTTACAATTTTGAAAACCCGGAACATTATTTTACCGAAATTTTGGGGCTTGTTTCAGGCGGTGCGAAAGGTGTAATTTTTAAATATGAAATAAACTGGTTCATATATACCGAACTCCCAGATATTGATTTTTATGAAACATACGGATTGGATTTTGGCGGTGGAGGTGTCAATGGAAATAGGAACTGTTATCCTGATATGTTCCAATTTGATGAATCTGACGGGAGTTCTACAACAGTATTGGTCAGGCTGTTAATTAACAAATCTTCAATGAGTTGCTATGTTAAATTATTACTATACAAGGCTTACATTTCACCTGATGAACTTAGTAAAGCTTGCCAGCATTTCACAATTGAGCCAGACGGCAATTTCTTTAAGAAAAAAAATATTCTCGCAGATAATGCCAGGGCTGACAAAATTCGGGACTTGATAAATGATGGACTTAACGTTATTGGTGCAAAGACAAAAGAAGGTGGCTCTAACAAGGTAGTAACTGGAATAGACATCATGAAAAAATACAAGATTTTTTTTCTTGAAACTGATATTCCATGCCACATGGATGCAAACAATTATAAATGGGAGGTATCTAATATAACAGGAGAATTAACAGGTAATCATGTCAAGAAATTTGAAAATGTTATTGATGCTATCAGGTATCCTTTAGTTAATTTTGATTTATATCACTGGTCTGTTATTGGAATTTTTTTTTATATTTGTAGTGCCTAACTCGGAGTAATTAACTGAGGAAAATCGGAAGCGATAACCGACGGCATTACTTCTTTTATCGCATTATTAAATTATCGCAAATATGCAAACAGAAACATGGATAGATATACCTAGATATTTTGGATATAAAGTATCAAATTTTGGTAATGTAAGAACTTTAAAAAAGAAAAGAGATTTAATATTAAAACCATTTAAAAGCAATAGTGGATATTTATTTGTAAGATTATTTGTTAATAGAAAATTTTATAATAGATACTTGCATTCCTTAGTTGCAATAGCATTTCTTGATCACGATCGTATATTGTCAGAATTGATTATTGATCATATTGATGGCAATAGATCGATTATTCAGGCTTTGTTTTTTAAATAACAAATTATGGAAATAAAGAAATTTGAAAGTATTGATTTTGTCAAGGAAAATATGACAAGTATGGATTTTGCAAATGCAGTGGGCAAAATGCACAAGAATATTCTTAGGGATTTGCGTGAAATGTCTGTAGCATGGGAAAAAGTAACTGGGCTCAAATTTGAGCTCAATGAGTATAAAGATAGTATTGGACGTACTTTGCCAGCCTATAACTTATCAAAACCAGAAATATTATTTATTGCTTCTAAGTATGATGACGAATTAAGGGCAAAAATCATAATAAGGTTAATGGAATTAGAATTAACTCAAAAAAGAATGATGCAAGCTCAATTGGATTACTTTTGGGGTAAGTCAGATCAAAACGATATTTATAATAAGCAATTATGAAAATAAGAATAAACAACAAACAGACAAAAATAAAACCAGCTTCGGAGCTTACTGTAAAAGAGTATATTGAATTGTTTGACCGGCTCAATGAAAAGAGTACTGAAATTGACATTTTTACGAACTATGTTTCAATAGTAACTGGCTATCAGGTTTATACTATTTTGAAGCTTAATTTTGATACTCATTCTTTCAGAAGACTTACGGCTTACATAGGTGAAATCTATGCACCGAAATCATTTCCCGAACTGAAAACTTTCACATATCTAAAAACTGGAGAAATTTTCTTTCAAAAGAAAATCGAATGGCGAACGCTTGGAATTAGAAAACTTTTGGAAGCAAAAAAAAGCGATAACCAGCTCGAATTAGTTGTTTATCTTTTATCGATAATTGTTTCAAAAGATTATGATTCTGATACTATTGAGGAAATATACAGTGAATTGATGGATTATAGGGCTACAGATATGTACGGTTTTGCTGTTTTTTTTTTCAAAAAATTAATGAGTGGTTCAAAACACGAGACGAACTTTTTAAGATTGCTACTGAAAAAAGTTTCAACAAACATTCAGAAATTATCAAACAAATAACTGGCAAAAGACTATACAGATATAGCATTATAAGCGAGATTGAATTTGTATTGGAAAAAAGATTTGCAAATAATATCCATGATGCTTTGAAAATAGATGATGCTTACTTAACTTTGTCACAATGCTCCGAAATTGAAAAACAGGATATTGAGATGAAAATTAATGAACAACTCACAGCAAAATGAACCTATTCGCAATAATTCAAAGCACACTTGATACGCTTAACAATGATTCTGAATTGTTTATTTTAGAACGTGCAAGGGCTGAAAATGCAGAATTGGAACACACGAAAAGCGTTATAGTCATATATCCTGAATGGAAGACTGATAACAAGTTAAGCGAAGGCAATGAACTAATCAAAACAAGAACTTATCAAATTGATTTCAAAACTCCTGATGAATTTGACAATTCCGATAACAATCTTTCAACTTCTTACAATAGCATTACTTCAGTAGACAGAATTGAATCTATGGAAATATTAGCTGATTCGATTTTTTCAAAAATTAATGCAAACAATGGCCTATGGCCTGAAATTACTAAGAAGCTTCAATGGAAGGTTCTTAATCCAATTTTGAGGGCAAACAATGGCACCATGTCCGGGGTTTCAATTCAATTAACAGTAACATTTTCAGGAACAATAATATGCAATTATGGCACTTGATACGGAAATAGTAGGATTAAAATCAATAGTCTTGTATGTCAATGAAGGAATAGTTATACACCGTCCAGACATTACGAAAAAAGACCGCGTAGAATTTACAGGCAATTCTCTTGGATCTGTTACTGTTTCTGAAATAAATCAATATCCAAAATGGCAAAGGGAATTAGATTATTCAGGAAATTATAGAATACAGTTTGATGACAGTTTTTCTTTTTTTTTGCATGGAATAAATAATGAAATTCCAGAAATATTGCAAGAAATTAGAAACAATAGGCTTGGATATATAGCTGTAATTACTACAATTGACAATTATTGTTATGTATTCCCAACACCTGTTTTCATTGACAAAAAAAATACAAAAAAGGAAAATTCAAATAGTTCTGAAGTTGTACTCTCATATAGAGTTCCAACTTTTGAAAATAAACTAATAATTTCAGGCATATAAATAAATAATAATGGAGGCGAAACAATGACAGAAGTAGATCCTATTTTTACAACGTGGCTAAATTCAACTCCGCCCGCTTATCCTAGTGATATTCCTAGTATAACAGGATTAGAAGCAACTGAAAATAAGGATGCTTCAAACGGATATGTAGGGCTAACATTATACGCACATAATTTCTGGAATGCAGCAAAAACATTCCTAACAACGGTTATTGGAACAGCAACAGAAACAAGAACTATTCTACTGCCAAATGCGAGCGGAACACTAGCATTAACAACTGATATAGTAAACAGCCGCTTACAATCCTATACAACAACAGCAACCGCAACAGGAACGACTACCTTAACCGCTGCATCCAATTTCATGCAGTATTTTACTGGCACATTGGGACAAATTATTGTAATGCCTGATGTTACGACTTTAGTTTTAGGTTTTCAATTCAAGATAATCAATAACAGTACACAAGCTTTGACATTAAATTCAAGCGGTGGAAATTTGATTATTTCTTTGGCAGCTGGTAGCGAAATAACATTGACCTGCATATTGATAACAGGTACAACCGCTGCAAGCTGGTCAAAATTGGCCGAAGCTGTCAATATTCCAGCAAGTGAGAAAGCCGTAACAATCGGAACTACTGGATTATAGACTAGCTATGATTTGCAAGCTCATATAATTGCAGTTGGGACATTGGCATCTCAAAGCTGGGTAACTGGTCAAGCAACTTACACAGGATTGCAGGGACAATGGACGGCGGATGCAAATTACAAATATGATTGTATTGCTACAAACATTTGGATAAGGACACCAATCAATGAAGCAAGGTATGATAGCAAATTGAACGATGTTCATTACGTAATTGACAGAGAAACAAGCAATTCTTACATATACGTAGTATACATATACCCTTCACATCAAGGATTATTTGATATGATTAATGCCGCTTACGGATACGAAATTATTAAAATTGAAACAAGATGAACACTTTAAGGGTAAAAGTAGTGAGGGATTCAACAGGTGTAGGGGCAGATACATATAATGATGACCTAGGAATAGATTATATCGATGTTCATTATATAACAAATAGAAATGGCAGTTTAAACGAAGCAAGCGATTAACATGGAAACAATAATCAAAATAAAGGATAAAAAATTAATTAAATAAGAAAGGATGAGCGACACAATTCTAGTGACTTTTATAGTGCAAATCTTTGGTATTATAGGCTTTTTCGCCAAATCGTGGAGCGACAAAAGAGCAAACCAAAAAGAAACAACTACCAGGGATAAAAATTTCCAACTGAAGGTATTAGAAATCCAATCTGAAAATACTAATATCAACATGGAATTGATAGAAATTAAGGATATGCTGAAAACCCATATAGTAGATAATGATTTCCAGTTAAAATATAAAAACGCTCTGCAAAACAGAGCTACTCATGAACTTTACAAGCTTCAAAACCTTTCAACGCAGCATCAATTGATATTGTCTGCATGGAATGAAATAATAGAAAAATTCGGGATTAAGTGGTATTATTCAGATTTGAGAAAAGATCAAAAGGACAAAAAAGCGAATGGAGAAAAAATTCAAACTGTAAAAAAAGATATACAAGATACATTAACTCATGAAATAAATCTAAAAATTGAGTTCATGGACAAAATAATCCGGCAAAATATTACATGCCCAAAAATAGTCCAGGCATCAAAGATGTATTTCGATGAGTTCATCAATGGCAAAAGAGAAAATCTAATGCCTATCCACTCACGAACCGAACTTTTAATTTTAGCCTTGGCCGAAAATGGACTATCAAATGATGGGTATATTGATTTATTTGAAAATTATCTGATTGAATTCTATACAAATTATAAAAGAAAATTGGACATTTGGCAATCAATCCCATGTCCTGAATATCAAGATATAGACTAATGTTTACGAGAAAGAACTATAATCAAATGCCTGAAATTGTAATTGATGAAACTTTAAATATCATTACAGTATCAGGTAATTCGATACCTGAAGATTCGAAAGAATGTTGGTACCCTTTTATTAATGAATTTGAATTTCTATTCGAGAAATGGCCTAAAATAACGTTTAATTGGAAATTCGATATATACAATACTGCAACAACTTCACATATTGCGAAAATTTTCGATATGCTTTTTAAAGTTTCACAAAAAAAAGAAGTTGTAATTAATTGGTATTATTTGTTGGCAGATGAAGACATGATGGAAGCAGGAGAAACTTATAAGGATTTATATAATTTTAATAAATTTAACCTAATTGTAAGGAAATGATAACAAATGTATTAATTTTAACAGCCTTTGCAGTTTTAATAATTGTTGGGTTTTTGGCTATATTGGCTTATTTGGAAAAAAAATATAAAGATTAAATTATGATAGTATTAAAGATAGTTATTTTGTCCCTAATAGCTATTGTTGCCGCAATGGTTATTATAATGATTCAGGATAAGCGAAGTTGGAATAAGAAAAAAGGCTCAAATTAGATACATGACAATAATTGAAGGCATAATAAAAGAAGTTGAAAAATTCAATGATTCAATTCGTGATGCCTTGGATTTAAAGAACATTTCAAATACAAGGGAGGCCTCCAATTCATTAAGGATTGATTATGGAGAAGATTTTGTGAGTTCGATTGGTATTTTTTATCTTGAATTTTTGGATACTGGCAGGGGTACAGGTAAAATGCCTCCAATTTCTCCGATAAAGGATTGGGCAAAAAATAAATTCGGTGTTGATGATAAAGAAGCTTTAAGTATTGCGTTTGCAGTTGCTCACAAAATAGCTGTTTTGGGTACTGAAATTTTCATAAATAATTCAAAAGGGATTGAACTTGAAAAAAAAGTATTAAATTTGAAAGAAAATATAAATGCAAATGTTGGACAATATGCAGTATCTGAAATAAAACAAGTTCTTGACAAATATAAAAAATTATATAACTTAACACTAAATTAAAATGGCTGTAAAAATCTATCTTTCAGGTGGGGCAATCAATATTGAAGGCCTTTTTGCAGATGTAACTTCAATAAATCAATCTGCTTTTGATTGGAAAAAATCAGGAAATAATTTTTCTGTTAGGGACAAAATAGAAAATCAATCCTATGAATTAGGTGTTATTGCTGATATTCAGGATAAAAACGGTGTTGCTTTTACTACAAATGATTTATTTATTGAGTATCTGAACCGGTTAGCCTATCCAGTTGGCGGTAATTTTGATTTAGATGTTTCACGTGGATTAATCCAAGGCGTTTCAGCTGTTAACAAATTCGGAGCTGCTCCATCAGGCATACAAATAACCCCAACAGATATATGGGATCGTGCAGATGCAACGCCAACTCAACAAATTTGGTTAGCTCCAACGGCTGCAAGGATTCATAGTTTTGTTTCATCTGCTGCTGCTGATAGTGCTGGTTCTGGAACATTAACCTTAACTGGACAACCTCTAAATACTGAAACAGTTACAATTGGGACAAAGGTTTACACCTTCCAAACTACATTAACAAATGTAGATGGAAATGTGTTAATAGGCGCATCAGCAAGCGATTCGCTTGATAACCTTATTGCAGCTATTAATTTGGACGCTGGTGCTGGGACTCTATATGCCGAATCTACAACTGCCGGAGCAAATGTTATTGCAGTTGCAGGAGCTGGTGATACAATGATTATTTATGACGAAGATAGTCAGGCATTAGCAACAACAGAAACGTTGACCAATGGTAGTTGGGGTGCGGTTATTACAGTTGTTGGCAATGGTGCAAGAAAAATAAGCATAACAGGTCTTAAAACATGGGATGCAGCGGAGACAAGCGAGACTATAACACTTCACGGGACTGTGGCCGTTAATTCTGTTAATTCTTATGTGATTATTCATAGAATGAAAGTGTTAACATCAGGCACATCGGGTCCAAATGTTGGCGCAATAACCGCAACAGCTGCAACCAATATAACCGTAACTGCTGCAATTTTGGCTGGCAATGGTCAAACAGAAATGGCAATTTATGGCGTTCCTTCGACTAAGAAATTTTTTATCAAAAAATGGAGATGTAATATCGATAAAGCTTCTGTAACGGGTGCTTCTTGTGATTTTCAAATAAAAGTAAACGAAAATCCAGCTGTGCAACCGACTGTATTTTTAAGGAAACATGATATTTCTCTGCAATCGACTGGCGCAAATATGTTTGAATCTACTTTTGATCCTCCATTTGTTTATTCGGGTCCTTGTATTGTGAAAATTCAAGGAACTGCAAGTGCAGCTGATTTGGACGCTGAAAGTTCATTTGATGGATATTTAATTGACAATTAAGATTTTATGTATACATATTTATTAATTTAACACTTTTAAAAATGGCTTTAGATGCACAATTGACAAAAATTTCGGTTCATGCAAGCAAGAAACCTTCAGGATTTACTGATCCCGGTGGCTCGAACCTTACCGCCTCAAGTCCAACTTATCAGGATTTGGCTTTAAGTGTAGCAAAATCTGTAGTGGCACTTTCAACAGTAAAAGCAACGACTTTTGACAAAATTAGAACTGATGTTGCTGTGGGTATCGAGAAACAAATTGCGGACAAACTGGCCGCTGAATTTGACGATACAGCAAATACTATCACTTATAACATTGACTGGAAAGATGTAAACCTTAATCAAAGTATTGCATCAGGATTCTATACAAATGCAGCAGCAGCATATGTCTGTATAGTAGATGTTTATGTAAATGTAGCAGCTGTATAATGGCAGTAACATTGTCTTCATATCCTGTAACGGTTGAATCCGGCATAGTTAATAATATCTTTGCCGGATTTTCATCATGCAATATCGTGCTTAATAGGCAAGATTTGCAAATTATAAGCATTGCGCAGGGTGTTGATGACAAAATTAAAATTACAGTTTTAGGGGATCTTAGATCTTCATTGATAGTCAATGAATGGATTTATCTACAATCACAGGGCAGTTCATTTTTGTATATTGGACTTTACAAAATTTCAACCGTTGTTTTTGTAACGCCAAATACCGAAATCACGGTAATTGGTGATTATATCGAAAGTACAATATCAGGATACATCAATTATAAGCAAAATTGGTATCTTGAAGCAAAAATAGTTAATCCAGAAAACACATTAATACAGATATATCCACAAATTTTACAGAATGATGGAAGTCCAGAGGGAATTATTGATATTGATATTACAATGCTTGTCGACTATCTTTTAAATGAAATAAAAGATACCAGTCAAGAGATACTAAATGCAAGGGTACAGGCTCAAATGATGTATCGGGAAGTATATAGAGAAAATTCAACAGATCCATTTATTTTGCTTAACGAAACGCCAATAATAATAATTTTTGCGGCTGAAAATTCCGAAATAGAAAATATTGTAAATGGATTTGACGAACCGAGAATTTATGATGGGTATCCATTTTTTATAAATATATTGCATTCAAACCAAAACAATATTGGAGAAATTCCCGTATTACAATTTGATGAACTTGATATAAACAAAGGAAATTTAACGACTAATAATCATATATATGCCTTTAATTCATATGATTATGGGATATTGCAAGGAAATTTTAATAATAATATTTTGCCAATTTCGGCAAATACAGAATATATTAAATTTGTAGGATTAATTAGTTTCGCTGATTATGCAACCTATGATTATGATGATGATGATTATTTAACAATTAACACACCTTAAAATGGCTATCAAAAATAGAACAGAGGCAATTGCGGAAGTAAATGCAAAGCTAGTTCCAACAATTACTGCTGCAATTCATAGAGATAATCTAAATAATGACATTCTTAACAGTGTAAAATTCGATAAAGATGTTATAGGAACGGAAACGCCTGTTGCTGGAGCTGTTACGGTTGATTTTTCCACAAAGGATCTTGCAACGCTTACTACTATTGTTAACTTGTCTGTAACAATCACAGGTCTGGAAAATGGTGCTGAAAAATATATTAAAATAACAAAAAATGGAGGAAATGTTATAAGCTTTGTATCTACAACCGATGCAACAACACACAAAATTTATATAAACAGGCAAACTGGAACTTTCATCTACAAGATAACCAAAAAAGACAATGTTACATATGCACAAATACTAAATTTACCTCCTTACGATAATCGTTCCGATAGTTACAGATTAACTGCTGCTGGGTATACAATGACGGCAGACTTTGAATTTAAACAAGTTACTACACAAATAGGCCCAAATACTATAACACTGCCTGTAACTAGCACATTAGCGCTTGGACATTCTTATCAAATATCAAACAAGGGAGGAGGAAAATTAACGATTAATAGTTCAGGATCTAATTGTGTTGGGTATGTCGAAATTGGCCAGACAATTGAAGTTATGTGCATATTGACATCTGGGACGACAGCAGCAAGCTGGCAATTATTGCCTGGCTTCCCAAATACTGTATCCGATACCATCTATTTTAATGAGCCGCTTAGTTTCAAGCTAAATATGACTGCTGGTATATTATACACAGCCTTAGTTGCTACACCAGTTTCACCTTACGTTGCTGCATCTGGTGTATTTACCGCCCCTGCGGCTGGTGTTTATTCATTTAATGCTATATTAGCTTTTACATCTGTTGAAATTGCTGCTACAAATCTCTATATGGCATTTGTCCATAGCACAGCTGGCAGTTTTGAAAAGGATATTGATCCTAGGATATTTGCTGCATCGCCTGCAAGATATTCAATGTCATTAAGTTGGACGGTTAAAATGGCAGCAGCAGAAACTATGTCTTTAAAATACAGGATTACCGGCGGTGCTTCAACTACAGATTTGAGCGGAACATTCAGTACATTCAGTGGGTGTAGGGTTATTTAAAAACAAAACATGGCAGCTACATTCCTTGATTCAAAAATATGCAGATATATCAGGCCAGATTCTGTAACAAATTCTTTAGCCGAACTCTATGAATATTATATAGTCTGGCTAGGTGTTGATGGAGGGGTATATTGTTGGCTTTTTGAGGATTTTACACAAGATCAGAAAATTGATGGGGATATAATAAATCAAAAAACTGATAATATATCCAAGATTTTCAAAAGTTCACAAAAAACTATTTCTGTAATTGCTGAAAATTTGACTGAAAATGAGTTTGACGTTATTTCAGATATAACAAGGGCATTGGTAATATATAGATATTTTAAGGATGGAACCAGGCAAAAAATATCTATCTTGACAGATTCGATTGAAAAACCTAAATCACAGTTCCGGTATAATTTGCAGCTTGAATTTATGGAGCAGGAAAATAGATTAATGAAATGAACGGATTCAAAGAGAAAATAATACTTGATGTTTTTGAATTTCTTGAAACAAAAGAATTGAAGTATGCTAATTTTGCAAAAGAAAATCTCACTGAATTGGCTAAATATTATCACATCAAGATAACAAAGCAAGCACCAATTAATTTGAAAGAAGCTTTTAAACTGTTTGTAAAAAATGGATCTGGCTATCAGGTAACAATACCTAAATTATATAATTCATTATAATTCTGATATATGGCAATATTGAAAATAGACAATTATGAAGTTTCTCTTGGAAATAACAATTTGGTATTTTCAAAATCAGCATATTCATTTCAAGATTGGATAACAAAGGATATTCCCTACTCCGAAAGGATAACTTTGCCAGAAACTTCTTTGCTCAATACTATCTTTTTTAGACCGTACAGTCCAGAAATAACAGGCCAGAAATTCTCTCGAAACCACACTTTCAAGTATCTTGACAATAGTAAAATAGTCAATTCTGGAATAGCAAGGCTATTGTCTTTTAATGACAATAATGAATATGAAGTTCAATTGATTGATTCAAGTTTCAATTTATTTTCAAATATTGATGGTATTTTGTCAGATTTGGATTTTGAAAGCTCAGATTTTACATATAATTCTGGTTCATATGCTGATAAGAGAGTACTAAATTCAAGCGTTTGGATATGGTCTGCAAGCTCCATGCACACCGATAAAATACTTGCAAAAAATATATTGAGCGGTAATTTGGCATTTTCACGGCCTTTTTTGTCCGCAAAAAGGTTAATAGAAAAAATGTTTTCTGACAATGGATGGACATATACGCTTGATGATAATTCAAGTTTGTTTGACAAAATTATCATATCTGCAAAAAGCAATTTTGTTTTTACTTCATATGAAAAAAAATTTAATGCTACAATTTATGCAAGCGATCTAAATTTGTCGATTCCTGTTTTTTTGAAAACTGATACCTTAACAGGAACCACAGTTTTGAATTTGACATATAATTCAACATTTAGGTTTCGGGGCTATATTGATGCTACCGAAAATATGGTAATTACAATTACAGCAACGGGACCAAACCCTCAAGTGCAAAATTTACAAATCAACAAAGGATTGTTCTATTATGATTTGACAAGCAATGAGTTTCAAGCGGGATCTGCTGTTACTTTCGCTTTGTCTGGGGTTAGCTCTATTGAACTTATAGATTTTATATTGTACACAATCATAAACGAAAATGATTTCGGTGCAATGTCCGGGGCTATATTTACAGATTTTAAGGTAAAAACTTACGATAATTTGCCAGAAATTACGCAAAAAGAATTATTCAAACATTGTCTTGTGAAAATTGGAGGGTTTTTTACAAGTGATAATTTTAGCAAAAAAATAATTATTTCTTCATTGAAGTCATTGAACAAATTGAATGTAGTTGATTTTTCAGCAAAATATATATATAATAGCGATAATGTCTCAATGCTTGAATATTATGGCAAAAATAATTATTTCAATTATAACAATAATTCTGAAAAAAGCACGAATTTAGGTAAAGGACTATTTACAATTGACAATGAGGTTCTTGAAAATGTAAAGGATATTTATAGCTCAATATTTGAAGCATCCAGCGAGGTTGTAATAACAAATTCTATGATCGACAATTCTATCTATGATGATACAGAAAGGATTCTTGACACTAATGTACTTATTGCTTATTATGAAGTTATCGGTGCTTATACAGTTGCTAGGTTTGATTTGTTAAATGGCAACAATATATTATTGTCCTATTATGAAAATTTTATAAAAGCTATACAAAGAGGTGAAATCTTTGAATCAAAATTTAATCTCAATAAATCTGATTATTTCAATTTTGATTTTACAAAGCTTATCTATATTAGTTCTAAAAAATCAATATTCTACTGCTTAGGAATTTCAGACTATTCAGAAAACGAAATGTGTACTATTCAATTATTAAAATTTTAGGCTATGGCAGACGAGCAAATTATTGTAGATATACGGGTAACTAAAGATGATATTGTCAATGCCAAAAATGAAATGGATAGGCTTACAATGTCAATTGACAATTTATCAAGCGAAATAAAGGATGCGAGAGATAAGAATAAAGAATTGAACAAATCATTGAAAGAAGGCAAAATCTCAACTGAAGAATATAACAAAGCAGTTACAAAAAATAATGTTGAAATTGCACAATCATCAAATGAACTCAGAAAATTAAAGAATGAAAGGAACGCAAATATTAACGTTCTACAAAATGAGAAAAGTGCTTACGATGCTCTCTCATCAAAATTGAACCTAGCACGAAAAGAAGCAAAAGATTTGGGTGCTCAATTTGGCATTACTTCGTCTGAATTTAAGAATGCAGCAAAAACAGTCAATCTTCTCGATAATGAACTCAAACAAATTGATGGTGCATTAGGACAACATCAGCGAAATGTCGGAAATTACGGATCTGTTTGGCAAGGTGTAGGAACCGATTTGAAAAACCTATTCCTTGGCGGTGGAATTGTTTTCGCAATCCAAAAGGGTATCGGCATACTTACAGATTTTGGCAAAGAATCTATACAGGCTGCAAGCGATTCACAACAGGCATTTGCGAGAATAGAACAGGCAATAATAACAACGGGCGGGGCTGCTGGATATACAGCGGAACAGCTCAATGAAATGGCAGCTGGACTTCAAAAGATGACTATTTTTGAGGATGATCAGATTTTGACAGATGTTACATCTCAATTACTTACTTTCACAAATATAGCAGGGACACAATTTGAGCGTGCACAAAAAGCGGCACTAGATATGTCAACTGTTTTAGGCAAAGATTTAAACGGTGCAATGGCGAAATTAGGACCGACTTCCATACAAATTGGAAAGGCTCTTAATGATCCCATAAAAGGGATAACTGCACTTTCAAAAGCTGGTGTACAATTTTCAGAGGATCAAAAAGCTGTTATAAAATCATTAGTAGAGACTGGCAAGGTAGCCGAAGCACAAAACATGATACTTAACGAACTTGAAAAAGAATTTGGAGGACAGGCAAAAACAATGGCCGAATCTGGGTTGGGTCCAATCGAAAAACTTAAAAATAGCTGGGGGGACTTTAAAGAACTTATAGGAGGCGGATTAATCGGAATAATAAACCAGCTTGGAAAAATAGCAGGCGATGTTTTGGGTAAGGTTGTTGAATGGTTTCAAATTTCTTCAAAATATATAGTTGATTTCATCAATGGCTGGATTGGATTATATAACGAAAGTACTTCTTTTAGGTTGTTAATCGAAAGTATATCTGTCACTTTTACAACACTTTATCAGACTGTTAAGCTTATAATGAATGGTTTTATTGATGTTTTCAAAGGGACTGGCAAAGTTTTGGCATATACTTTTAATCCTGCAAACTGGGGCGCTAATTTTGGCGAAGGTTTGAAAAAAATAATTCTCGAAAACAGCAAAGAAGTTATTACTGATGTCCTGGCTTATGGTTCAAATGTCGGTAATGCTTTCAATCAGGCTCTCGAAAATTCAAAGAATGGAAAAAAATCTTTGATTTCTCTGGATGATGTAAAAGCTGAAAATGTAAAAATAATTGACGAAACAAAAAATTTTACTGATGAAATTACACAAATTAACTCCAACGCAGATTCCGAAAAAACAAAAAGAGCTGAAGAGGTTTCGAAAAAACTGATTGAAATAAACAATAAAAAAAGACTTGCTGCTATACAAGATGAAACAATTTTAAAAGATGAAAAAATAAAAATTGAAGGAGAACTGTTGACTGCTCAACTATTGTCACTTGAAGAGGGTTCAATAGAAAAAGAACTCTTGATTGCAGAATCCCAAGAACGGATCGCTGAAATAGAAAAAGAATACAACGAAAAACAGGAAAAGATTGCAGCCGAAAAGATGAAAAAAATAGAGGCGGCAAACGAAAAGATAGAAAAATTAAAAGACGATGCCGCAATAAAAGAAATCGAAAGACAAATAAAAGATGTTGAAAACTCAAAAGCTACAACAAAGGAAAAAAATGATAAAATTATTGAATTAGAACAACAAAAGAATGAAATATTGATTGCAATTGAGCTTGAAAAAGTCGCAAAAGCAAAAGAAAATAAATCATTAGAAGAGGCAGAGCTTCAAGCTATAATTACAGAATCGGAAATAAAGATTGCAGCCATTGAAGATGAGTTTGCGCTAAAGAAAAAAGAAAAAGAAGCAAAGGAAAAAGAGGAACAAATAATTGCACTACAAGAGGGTGTAGAAATAATTAGAAATCAATTATCACAAATAAATGCAATAGTAGAGGAATTCGCAGGGGCACAAGCTGCAACTTTTGGAAAGGTAGCCGAATCAATGGTCGGGGCTTTTAAATCTGGAAAGATAACTGTAGAGAGCGCTATGAAAGCTTTGCAAGGTTCGTCTAATGCCATATTTGATGCTATAAGGGAAAGGGGTCAAGAAAACCTCGATGAAAATGAAATGCTCAGACAAAAGGATCTTGAATTAGTTGGTGACAACAAAGAAGCTCAGGACAAAATAAATGTCTATTATGATGAAAGGGCAAAAGAAATGAAATTAAAGCAGTTCAAGATTGATAAAGCACAGGCTTTAGTTGAGATTGCAATTTCTACCGCCATGGCTGCCGTCAAAGCCCTTGCAAGTACATTCCCACCGTTATCATTTATTGCAGCTGGTTTGGCTGTTGCTTTCGGAGTTGCACAGGGCGCAATAGTTGCAGCCCAAAAGCCTCCTACTTTCGGAAAAGGAACATCTGATATTGTCAGTATTGGCGATTCTCATGCTTCTGGAAATGATGTTGATGTTTGGGGGTTTTCAGGTGGTAAAAGGCAATTTTTTGGAAAAGTTGAGCGAGGCGAGGCAATGCCAGTGATTAGAAAATCGGCCGCAAATGATTATCTTATCGCAAAAATGAACGGCCAATTTTCAGGACATAGCAAAACATTTGCAAATGGCACTCCTGATATTACTCAATCGAATAATAATGCAGCAATAGGGCAAATGAACTCGGAACAATTGGCAAATGCTCTTAGCAAGGTTACTATTGTGGCAAAGATTGAAGATATAACAAAAGCTGCAAGCAAAAAAATACAGATAGTTGAAAATTCTAAATTTTAGCACAAATATTTTTTTCTGTAATATTCCAAGTCCTCAGATTTGATCCGATATTCTGATCTCATTCCGTGCTTTACTTTTATTGCAGTAAGCTTTTCATTTTCTTTCCCAACCCCGTTTCGGACATAATTACGAATTGTCGCAGGCTCTACATTTATTATTTTTGATGCTTCTTTTATTGTGAGCATAATTCGTATTTTTTAAGTTTGTAATAATAAAATAATTGGTCTATAAGCCCATCGCAAGGCTTTTGTTTTGAAAAATAAACAATCATTTTCCTTGCATTTTCTAGTTGCATATAATCAATACAGCCTTCAATAGATGCTCTTATTTTTTCAAAATTTTCGTACATAATTTATTTATTTGTAAACGTTTGTAATTGCATAAGTAAATATATCCGGTAACTGTTAATGTACTGGTTATTATTGTCTTATAAATTTTAGTGGCGAATATACACACGTTAGCCGTCATTATGAATGCGCTCAACTTCCTTAAATAATCTTGGCATGAAATCTCCAGACTTTTTAAAATTTGTACCCTCTTCAAACCACGCCAATTCTTGTTCAGTTACTGGGAATATTAGATTAGCTCTTACAGTTAATTCAATAAATAACGAACGGCTAACATCAGCTATATTTAATTGCTGGTTATCTGCGATATTCAAGTTTTGTTCTTCGTTCATATATTTGTGTAATTTGACAGTTTAGTATTTCAAAATCAGCAACTAAACATAGCTGTAATCGTTAGTTGCAATAACCAAACAATCCATTTACGATTGGATAATTGATTATTAAAATTTCGGTATTACGTTTTTTCATTGATTGACGTTCACCGATTGTAATTATTTCTAAGTTCCTTTGCTTTGCTGTTTCTAAAATAAAAGGGTGTGCAAATTCGCTCATAGCAGCTTTCATTCCCGAATTAAAAGTAACATCAAAGCAATCATTTACATCTTGCTCAGTCCATTTTTTTTGATACTTTTCAGTTTCAAAATATGGTGGGTCGGAATAAACAAAAGTTCTTTCTTTTACTTTTTCTTTGGTGAATGAAATTTTATCAATAACATTTCTGAAATCTTCATTTAAAAACATATTGCCATTTTTAACCAAGTTCAAATATGTTTTTTCAATGTTGTCTAATAGTATTTGCTTTGAATTTTCGCCATTTCTGAAATGTAATGAATTAGGTTTACCCATGTAACCGAAATTTGATATGACAAGAAAATAAACAGCTTTTTCAATATCATTTTCAGGTGTTCGGGTTTTACATTCGTCCCAAAAAGTAGGATGAATTGGTATCATTTCAACATAATTTTTTAACTGTTCTTTTTTTCTCATTAAAACAGTAAAGCAATTATATACATTAATATCAATATCATTAAGAAAATTATACTTTGCTTTTGGCTTATTAAAAAACATTCCACCTGCACCAAAGAATAATTCAATATAAGTATTATGAACAGGAAAGTATTTTACAATATCCTGAGCAATACGGCTTTTATTTCCTAATCGTCTTAATAACATCTGATAAATGATTGAAAAAATGCAACTAACATCACACATAGCGACCATGCCGGATCTTCGGTGGTGGTTGATACTTTTATGTTATTTAGTTTCATTTGTAGTTAATTTAAACATCTTTACTATTTAATTCCGGCACTGCGCATGTGTGTGTCCGTTATAAGCAATCAGGACAAATCATGCGTAAACCAAAAACGCAACCACAAAAATCGAAATTCGATTAATAAATATTCATTAGTTGCAATTGCATTATCAGTGGAAATCATAAATCCAACCCATTGAAATTTTTTAATAATCCCAATAAAAAATACGTTTTTACCTTTTTCGTAATATTTATAATTGTTCTTCATTTTAAACCATTTAATTAATTTTTGAATCCAATTTTCTTTAATATTTTCTTTATCTTTTAAGCATTTTTCGCACTTGCATTCTTTTTTAGCACTTTCTCCACTTGCATATTGCAAATCGTGTAATTCAAATCTTGGAAATCCATTTTCCATATAAGTAAAAATTAAAATTAATAATCTGCTTATAACATTGTATATAAAACATGCCTATTCTGCTAATAACAAAAGTATTAAAACTACTTAACAGTTTTTCGATTTTGCCGAATCGTAAGGCACGTTTCTTATACATATTCGTTATCAATAACTAGAATAAACACATCTGCTGCGTTTCAACTTCAAACCTGCTTTTTGAATCTGCAAAATAATCTTTATCCTTTTCGCAAATCACAAATTCAGCAAATTCAAAATAATAAGCCTCAATTGCGGAGCTAAAACTGCCGCCGTGAGTATCTAAAACTTTCATTTTTTTATCAGTAAATCTACTAAATATTCGTTTATAAAGTCGCCTTGGCTTTTGTGTCGGGTGTATTCTTTTTTCAAGTTTTTTATTGTTCCCTTCAACTATTTTACCGTCTCCATCGCTGCCCTGAAGCATTCCATTCCACAAATATTCAATTTTTCTAACTGAGCTAAATAAATTAGTCCATGCCATTTCACCGTCCGAGAAATCATTTGAGCCGTTTATTTTATCCCAGAATATACGCCCTGTTGATGTTGCTTTTTGTTCAAATTGAATATAGTTTTCTCCAAAAATTATTTGTTTTTTTGAAACTCTAAAAAGTTCATTAAAATATAATTGGTCTGGAAAATTATCATCCCATCCACCGCTTTTATATTCATTAAAAATTAATGATTTTCTACCATTTCTTTTATCAATAGATAATCTATGTGTCCCATCTTTTCTAAATGTTCTACCTCTAGTTTTACTTCCATCTTCACCAAGCCCGTAAGGCGGATCAACAATAGCCAAATCAAAATATTTATCTGGGTATTGCGCCATAATGTCCATGCAATCAGCGTTTATTAATTTAATGTTTCCTTTTGAGTATTCCATGATAAGATATTGATAACACTTTATAGCCGATAATTGGCTGGTTTAACTTTATTTCATTTTTATAACTACTTTTGCAGCCAACATACGGCTATAAGTTAGCCGTTATACGCTACAAGAACTGCGAATCATCAGCAGGCTTATAACCAAATTCGATTAAAACTGGTATAAGTTTTTCAAGATGTTCTAAATTCATAAGCCTTCTACTCTTCAAAAAATGGACTAAAGTTTTAGCAGGTACTTTGGCCTCTTTTTCGAGCATATTTACAGAAAGGCAGCGTTGCCGCCTTTCTGTAAAATAATTTTTTATGTTGGTTAGTTCTGAGTTCATTAGTTAAATCCATTTTCACCGTCATAAATTGCAACCCAATTTTTACGGTCATTAATAACATATTTTTTGCTCCTAAACTCAACTACCATTTTATCCCAGTTGCTACCTGTTGCAGTTGCATAGCCATGCTCCAAAACTTTCATTTCTTCACGAAACAATGATGTATCATTCATTGCCTCAAATAAATCTTCGAAATTCTCAATTGATTTAAACATTTCTGAAATAAAATGCTTATCATCATTATTATTCAGATTAATTTTTGCATATGTTCTTGATTCATAACCAAAAATAATGTTTGCGTCATAAAATTTTATGAGTTTTAATTTTTCGTTTAAAGATAATGTTTTCATTTTTATAAGTATTAAGTTTAACATTTACTTGTTTAATTATGTACCAAAGATAGTACTATTTTGTGAATGTACCAAACTTTATACAAGTATTTTTAGTTAATAAATGTTAAATATTAATAAATTATTGAATATAAGCGTATAACATTGTTTAACCGACCATAAAAAAGAGAATCTTTGTTCTTTCTTTTCTACAAAAATAATAAAAATTACGTAAATTATATAATATATTTTGACGAAAATAAAAAAATGTCGTAATTGTGCTTTAATTTTGAATAAAAATAGCACAATATGGCAAAGCCTATCATCCTATATGATGTAATAGATTCAGATTCAGCAAAAAAAATTACTGAAAATATTATCGAGCATCCAGAAAATGAACCCCTCGAAATATGGATGAACAGTCCAGGGGGATCGGTTTCTGCTGGCTGGTCAATCCTTGCTGCACTTCAAAAAAATCGAGGCAAAAAGAACATTACAGTTATGGGCGATGCTTCCAGCTTTGCTTTTTTCATGCTTCTTTTTTCAGATAAAAATATTGCTTATGACACTTCAAATTTTCTAATTCATAGGGCTGCAAGCTTTTTGGAAGAATTAATGAATGATGACGAGCTAAAGGATATTGAAGAAAGAAATAATATTTTAAGATCAAAACTAGAAAACAGAATAGACCAGCAAAAATTCATTTCTGTAACAGGAAAAACATTTGACGAAATCTTTTCAATGGAAAACAGAATTGATGTTAGGTTAAATGCAATGCAAGCAAAAGAAATCGGATTGATTGATGAGGTTATCAAATTGGATGTAAAAAAGCGTAAAGATTTAGATTTAAAATATTTCATGGACATAGCCGCTTTGGCTGGTTCTGAAAATCAAGTTAATATTAATTTAAAAAATGAGAAAATGGGAAAATTAACCGATTTAATTTTCGGAGAGAAAGAGCCTGTTTTAATTGCTAAGATTGGTGACAGCCAATTTGTATACTCAAAACTAGAAGCTGGCGCGAAAGTTAAGGCTATCGGTAGCGATGTAAAGGCAATTTCAGGGACTTTTGAATCTGAAAACAAACAAATTACGGTTGTTGAAAATGAAATCACTGCCGTTAAGGATTTGGATTTGAATGCAAAGAAAATTGAAACATTGGAAGCTTCAATAGCTGAAATGAAGAAAAATCAAGTTACAGCAGAGGACATAAAAGAAGTTTTTGAAAAATTTGCAGAAAAACAAAATGCCGAAATTTCGGCTATTAAGGATGCCTTGGCCTCTGCAAAGTTATCGGTTTCAAAACCTAAGCTGCCAGAAGGTGAATTTGTTAACGAACCTGTAAAGGATTCAATGACTGTGGCCGAGCGAATTATTGCCGCCCAACAAAAAAAATATGAAGAAAACTTAAAGAATAGGGGGATCTAAAAAATGGCAGATACTTTCGTAAGCACAAATTATAATGGTGAACTGGATGAATACCTGTATAAGGTATTAGGACTTGGTGCGCAAACCGCAGAAAAAGGTGGCTATCACCTTATACCAGACGTTAACATGAAACAGGAATTGGATTTCGTTGAAACTACAGAAGATCCGATGACTGATTATACAGACGACACCCCGTCAACTGGAGCGACTGCAACTACTATGAAAAAAAGGGAATTAAGCCCTTTAAAATTCACAGTTTGGGGCCAAATTACCCCTTCAGCATGGTTGCCAATTTGGAGAAAATACCGTTCAATTGGAACATTGACACAATTGAGTGCAAATCCACAGTTTTTAAGGGATGTTTTTGAACTTGTGAAAAATGCAAGTGCAAGGCAATTGGATAAATTATTTTGGCAAGGTGATACAACAGCCGGAGCAGCATCTCCACTTAGATTTTTCGATGGTATTATCAAAAAACTTGAGGCTGATTCTGATTCAAACGTTATTTTCATAACACCCGCAGGAACTATCACGAAAAGCAATATTGTTTCAATTTTGGAAGCTTTTTACGCCGCTATTCCAAACAAGTTTTTTGATGATCCAGATTTCAGAATCCACATGAATACAGGTGATTTCAAGTTGTTGCAATATTTCAACAACGATGTGAAAAAAACTACATTCGGAGTTTTGGATCAGACTATCAGCCGTTTGTTTTTGGAAAAAAGAATCGAACATTTCAATAACATTCCAGCTTCTAAGATTGTTGGTGCAAAGACTTCAAGCGCAGCGAACTCTAACCTTGTGCTTGGAATGTATGCTTCTTTGGAATCTGAATTGATGGGACTGAAAATTGAGAAAAAAGACCTTTCAAACATTACCAGATACCGTTTTGACGGAATGGCAGATACTCAATACCGATTTGGTGGCGACATTGTTTATTATAAACCAGTTTAATTAGGAGGATTTAATTATGTTTAGAAATCAAAATTTCGCAGCCCAAACCCTTACAAATGCTGGTGTTATTTATCTTAATCCGATTCATAACTTAGAAAGTATTTTTGAAGGTTCTATTATTTTTACCGTAAAAGGGACAAAAGCAACTGGCACTTATTCACTTAGCGCACAATTGCAGGGCTCAAATAGTGCAGATTTTTCAACTGGAGTTGTTGATTTAGGATCAGCCGTAACACCTGCTGACACCGTTGTCGGAGAGGTTCCATTATCAGGAAATTCTTTGAATTATGCATTTTACAGAGTTGCAATAACTGGTAGTGGTACTCAGTCTACTAGCGTCATTGGTACTTACACAGCAAAAGGAAAGGACAACGTATGAGCTGTATAATTAATTCAGGTTCATTGCTAACATGCGATGATCCCCCAATTGGGGGGGTACAGAATTTTGTTATTTTGTACAATTATGAAGAATGGCGTGAAATGGTAGATTCTGGACTTAATGTAATTAGGGATTCAGATGGTACTATTTCGGACATTGTGAATTTAACTGGAATAAAAGGGTACAGATTTGATGTTCCGGACGAAACTGCTTTAATACTTGGTTCACCTGACAGGCTTGTTGACGGTGGATTGGATGGCTACGACCACAGTGTTTCTATGTCTATTTTGCGGACAAAACAAACTCAAAAAAATATTGTCAAAGCGATGTCTTTCGGGAAAGTTGTGGCCGTTGTTTTCAAGAAAAACGGAACTGGTGAGGTATATGGAGATGAGCAGGGCTTAAAACCGAGTTCAAACACATACAATCCAAACGATCCATCGAAAGGATCTG